CTCGATGAAGCAGACTATCTGAATCCGCAAAGCACTCAGCCAGCATTGCGTAACTTCATGGAAGAATTCTCCGCTAACTGCGGCTTCATTCTTACTTGTAATTTTCTGAATCGCATCATTGAACCTTTGCACAGCAGGTGCTCTGTTGTTCATTTCAAGATTAATAAATCAGACAGGCCGAAACTTGCAACACAGTTCTTTGGCCGTGTGATGACAATTCTAAAGAATGAAAATGTAAAGTTCGAGTCTAAGGTGTTGCCTGAGTTGATCATGCGACACTTTCCAGACTTTCGCCGCACATTGAATGAACTTCAGCGATATGCAGCCACTGGTCAAATCGACACTGGCATTCTAGCCAATATGTCGGACGCATCCTTCCAGTCTCTAGTCTCTGCACTGAAAGCCAAAGATTTTTCCACGATGCGAAAATGGGTGGCTGATAACATTGACAACGATTCGACTTCTCTGTTTCGTACTTTCTACAATAACATCGTCGATATTCTTCAGCCTAACTCTGTGCCTCAGATGGTTCTGTTGCTCGCCGACTATCAGTACAAGGCGGCTTTCGTAGCAGACCAAGAAATCAATCTTGCCGCATTTCTGACTGAAGTGATGGCGGCATGTGAATTCAAATGAATCCCTTTGACTTCATAAGGGCAGCATCAGAGACAAAAGAAAACCTGATGCGCGGCACAGACAATGACGATCTTGCTGAAAAATCATACAATGCCTTTATTGTAAATAGAGGCTTGTCTTTCTTTCCTGACTCAATTCTCTACGTCAATGAGATGAATCTACGCGCCTCGCTTGATGGAAGTCCTCAGTTCAATTATTTACTAAATACACTTAGGCCTAGGAAAAGATACTCAAAATGGCTTAAGGAAGAGAAGATTGAGGACCTCGATATATTAACTGAATATTATCAGTGTAGCAAACGAAAAGCTAAAGAAATATTGAGAATTCTCAATGGTGATCAAATACAATTAATAAAAAATAAATTAGAAAAAGGTGGGGTGAACACCAAGGAGAAAAAGCATGACCATAAGCGTGGAAACATTAGTTGAAGTTTTGTTGCCTTCGGAAGACGATTTTTTAAAGGTCAGAGAAACTTTAACAAGAATCGGGGTTGCATCGAGAAAAGAAAAGAAGCTTTATCAATCTTGTCATATTCTACATAAACGTGGCAAATATTACATTGTACACTTCAAAGAACTTTTCGGACTTGATGGCAAACCAACAGACTTCGATGACAACGATGTTGCTCGAAGAAATACTATCGTAAACCTATTAGAAGAATGGGGGCTTGTGTCTCTAGTTGACAAGAGTGTCACACGGGACTTAATTGCTCCACTTTCTCAGATTAAGATCATTGCATATTCTGAACGTAATGAATGGGAACTAGTTGCTAAGTACAACATAGGAAATAAAAAAAGAAGGGACTAAATTTCTATGGCACTAGTTTATAATCAAGACACCTCTAAGGCATCCACCGCTAAAGAATTACTTGAAAAATATCCTTATCTTTATCAAAAAGATAATTATTACATGCTATGGCCAAATGGAAGAAATAATTCTGGACAACTAGTCTGGTGCGACATGACTACAGACGGCGGTGGCTGGATGATGATAGCAAGAAGCCATCCGTCGGTAGTGAATTACAATGGGCAGAATTGGGGCTGGCAAGGTGGTCCAATAGGCTCAGTAAAAGATTTCACGCAAGCATATCAAGCCGGATGGTGGACATATTGGCATGCAACCAGTAGAACATTTACAGAGTTTATATTTGGCAACAGAGCGAACATAAATAATAATGCTTGGGGACCTTTCATATACAAAAGGTTTGATATAAGCTACACTACTTTTTTGACTAGCGATACTCAACAAGGTGCGTCAACATCAACACTAAAAAGTAACACCGCAGTCTACGGAACGGATTCATTTCCTGGTATGCAAGGCGCAATAGGTTATCCTGTAACAGGAACTAGTAGCAATATTTACTACATGCGAGATTGTTGCGGATTTGCAGGGTATGGTGGTGTGCCTACTTCTATGGTCACTACATACTGTGGCGCAAATTTCTATTACGCTGGTCCATGGTGCGGAGGATCAACTACTGACGGTAGCGGAAACTTTGAAAACAATACCTATGTCTCCAATGGATTAACACATGGCGGAACCAATCAATACATGATAATGGTAAGATAATGAAATACACTTTTCAAATATTAACGACGCAAGGCATGATACAAGGCGATGTTGAAAGTGAAATAGATTTCAACAATGCACCATTTGGATATGTGCCATATCGCGCTATATGTAGTTGCGAATGCTCACAGGAAGTCATCGATGGATTTTGGAATTCAGTAGACATGGTTCTTCAACAGAATAATTTGACATCATTTGAATACGTTCGTGCCATCAGAGCAATCACGGAAAATCATATCTGTGGAGAGAGTTTCTGATGGGTATAAGTTACAGTCCTAGAGTTTCAACCAGCGGAGTAATTTTTTCCCTTGATTCCGCTAATATGAAAAGCTACAGTCTGAATGTATTTCCTCAACCTTTGGATTCACATACTTGGTTCGGTCCTGGTGGTGGGTATCAAATGACTCTATCTAGAGATAGTTCTGTTACCGATAGTCCTGTCGGAGGTGTTCCACTAAAAATAGTTACTAGTGGTTCTAGTGCGTATACAGGCACTTATAATTCATCTACATGGAATCTTGCTCCGGCAGCGATAGGACAAACTTGGACATTTAGTTTTTGGGTAAAAGGCGCAACGTCACACACTGCTTCTTTGATGATATTTGAAGCAAACTCTTCTGGCAATTACACAGCACTTGGACAAACATTTTATAGCGTAACTACTGGCTGGACCAGAGTGTCGGGGTCGTATACGATGACGCAAGGAACTACTGCATTTGTTCAGGTGCGCATAGATAATTATAATACAGGTGTAACAATGTGGGTTGACGGACTGCAACTAGAAAGAGGAAGTGCCGCTACGAACTTTAGTCCTTTTTATAATCAAAACGGAAACGCATGGAATGATTTAACCCTTCGCGGAAATGATGGAACATTAACCAACGGTCCGTCATATAATTCTTCTAACAGAGGAAGTATCTTATTTGATGGAATCGACGATAGAATCGTTATTACTTCAAGAGAATTTAATTTCTCATCAGGCGGAACGTTAGAGTCCTGGATAAAACTGAATGCCATAAATCGAAATCAAGGCTTTTTCGGATTTAATTCATCGTCTTATGTAAATTTTTGGATGCCAGGAAGCACTAATCAAATGAGGTGGGAAGTTATAGGAACAACGGCATCATCATATAGTGTGATATATTCGACTACAGTATTTACAACTGGTGTTTGGTATCATGTTGTTGGTACTTTCGATGGGGCAAATATGACGATTTATGTCAATGGCTCTCAAGAGGCTACGCAGGTAATGACTAATCAGCCAACAACATATACTGCAACAACATACATAGGCGACTATAATGCCGGCGGATATCCTAGTAGTTCAAATATTTCTTCTGTTAGATTATACAATCGTCCTTTGTCAGCGGCAGAAATTCGACAAAATTATCAAGCTCTTCGCGGAAGATACGGATTATAAAAATGGCACTTAATCATAGTCCTAGAATCGTTACAAACGCATTGGTGCTGTGTTTAGATGCAGCCAACACAAAAAGTTACCCTGGCAGTGGAAGCACTTGGTTTGATATAAGTGGAAACGGTAATCATTTTACACTTTACAATGGTATCGGATTTCTCGACGGTGCAATTGTATTCGATGGCTTCAATGATTTTGCTGCTTCTACAAATACTATAAATCTTAGTTCATATGATTACATAGTATGCGAAATATGGTTTAGGTTAGCTGGAGGCCCATCATCGATGCTGATTGAGCATAGTGCGGATTGGAATTCAAACAGCGGTGCTTGGGGGTTATCTGTTAATAGCGACGGAAATAGTTTCTCTTCAGGCATGCATCACACTAATCATAATGGTGTTGCAGTAAGAAATTATTTACATTCTCCGCCAGCAATACAAACGGCTGGATTTGTTTGGAATACACATGTTAATATTTTTTCTAAAGTATCCGATAGCACAGGAAGACTGACATACTGCGATGGTAATTTAGTAAATTTTGTTACTGGTCCTGGATATCCTACAAGCACTTCGACTAGCTCAGGAAGCTTTGGTAACTATACACTTTATCTCGGTAGTCGAGGAGGATCATCTGGATGGTACAGTGGAAGAATTAGTGTGGTAAAAATATATGGATTTAAATTTTCGAACACCGATATACAACAAAATTTTCAAGCTCATCGTGGAAGATATAGCATATGAGTGCATTCTCAGGTCCAGAAATTTCTACTAGTGGTCTGGTTTTCTGTTATGATGCGAATAACACCGAGAAGTCTTGGAAAGGTAAACCTACCACAAATTTAGTAAATCCTTCGTGGGCAGCATGGTCAGTTGATGGTTCAGGTCAAGGTAATATTGGAACACGTACTATTAATAGCACTTATTATTGTACAATCTCTGATATAAATCAAAATACTCGTCAAAATACATATATTGAAGGTGTATCAGCAAGTACAACATATACATTTTCTGTAAAATATAGAAAAATAGCAGGCGCGCCCACCTTACGTTTTCAAATTCAAGCTTATAATGGCGTCAGCTACATAAGCACGATGTCATTTGCTACTACAGCACAATTAGGTATTACTGATAAAGAGGATTGGCAAACAGCTTTTATTACTTTAACAACGCCTGCTAATACAACAAGAGTTTTATGGTTTATGCAGGACGGTGATGATTACACGACGTACAATCATATCTTTGAATTGAAAGAGCCTCAAATGGAAGCAGGTTCAATTTATTCACCGTTTGTAGATGGTACAAGATCAAACACACAGGCTATTTTAGATTTAACAAATAATAATACTATCACCGCACAAAATTTATCGTATGCTTCGGATGGCACTTTTAGTTTTGATGCTACAGACGATTACATAGATACAGGTTTAGATTTAAGTTGGAACAATACAAATAGTGCGTCTATAGATTTTTGGTGTAAGCCATCAACTGTTTCCCAAACTAGAGGCATAATAGGCAAAGGGTTAGATTGGGAATGGCAAGTAAGACAAAACGGCAGTAATTTAGGCTTTGTGTATTGGGATACTGGAGGAGGTCATGGCAACGGGCCTACTCCAGAAGTGTCTTCTGTTTTTCAAGCTAACGTATGGAAAAATATTACAGTTGTTTGGTCACATACCGCTAATGAATTATATCTATATGCGAATGGCGTACTAATTTCTACTAATACATGGACTAATGCATCTACAAACGTCAATAAGAGCAACAGTGTAAAAATAGGCGGATCAATTTATGATTGGACTGGCGGCGGGGCATATTGGTCTGGTTCAATCAGTAACGTAAAATTTTATAATCTCGCGTTATCCACACAACAAGTGATACAAAACTTTCAAGCATTACGTGGAAGGTACGGAGTATAGAAATGGGACTAAATCACGGAGTTTCTACAAATTGGGCGAATCAGTCGAGACAAAATTCTCTAGTAGGTTTAATACCCACCAATTTAACATATGCTATAGATTTTGCTCGACCACTATCATTCACCTCTGGCTCTTCTACTGCATATGATTTACAAGGAAATGTAAATAGCACACTGAACAACGGCCCAATATTTAGATCAGACCATCTAGGCTATATGTCGTTTGATGGGACAAACGATTATTTTTCTATGCAAGATAGTGTCACTGGTAATACAAGCACGCCAGTATTACTGTCAACAGTATGCAGCGTATACTTTTGGATACGAACAACATCATCTGCTCAGATGGGATTTTTCTCTCATTGGAGCGGTGGACCAGTAAACGTCGGGTACGGATTAAATGGTGGAAAACTATATTATCTTCAATACGATGGACAGTGGAACTACTATACAAGCACTGGTGCGTCTGTTAACACAGGAACGTGGCAGCATCTTGCATTTATAAGATCAAGTGCAACAACGATGACCATGTATGTCAACGGTGTACAAGATTATGTTTTGACAGTATCTTCACCTAGAGTATTAGGCGGCGGAAATATGGGCAGTGTTGGAGTGTTTTGGGGGTGGGGATATTATTCCGGAGACATGGGTTCAATGCAAGTTTATAATGATGTTGCTCATACTGCTTCACAGGTGAACGTACAGTATAAAGCGCATAGAAATAGATATAATGTTATTTAATCAGGAGAACATAATGTACAACGATAGAAATTATTTAATCTTTTCAGTCTCAGAGTTAGACAAAGTAAACTTCAATGAAGTGTTAGAATCATCTGCCGACACAGTAAGAAAAAGTGTAGATGGCACAAAGACATTTGTGAAGTGGGAAGGTGAAAGACCTGCTTCTACACTAGAACTCACAGGCGCAGAGGGCCCATATACGCACGAAGAAATCTTAGCTATTCTCAGCAATGAAGAGTGGACGCTGCCGATGAGACCTACTGAGATGTAATATGGCAATTTTTTACAGTCCTAGATCGGTCACCGAGAATTTATCCTTGTGTTTGGATGCAGGTAACACAAAAAGTTATCCTGGCAGCGGAACCACATGGACCGATTTAAGTTCGAGTGGTATTACTGCTTCTATGTTTGGCTCTGTACCTTTTGAAACTGATGTTACTAGATGTTTTAACTTTGCGACAGCATCAGGCAGTTATTCGGCAGATTCTTCTCTAGGTTTTAGTCTTAGTGGTGCTATTACCAATAGCACAGGAGATTACACGTTTGAAGTTTGGGTTAAAAATGTTAACTCTTCTTCTGGTCAAGTTGGACTGATAAGTAACGCCGGCGGTGGTGATGGATTCAGATTTGGTGTTGGCACGAATGGAATATATGCTCTATGTGGTCCTGATTACACAGAGGGCGCTGCTGCATATACCAGTTCTTTTGATAACAACAAATGGCATCAGGTAGTTGCAGTGTTCAATAGAACAGGCTCTGTGGCTGGCTCTCCAAGAGTTTTATTGTACTTGGATGGAGTATATCAGGATTACCTAGGCTTACCTGCATCACAGACAGCACAGAATGCGTCTGCACCTGGAATTGTGCGCAGTCCTTGCTGCGGCATATATACTGGAAAACTATCGGTAATCAAGGCATACAAAAAAGCATTAAGCGCGGCAGAGATCGCGCAAAATTTTCAAGCCCTACGCGGAAGGTATGGTATATGAGCTTGTTTCATGGAGCAAAAACGGTGTTGTCGGGACTGATTTTGTCGTATGATGCCGCTAATGTTAAAAGCTATCCAGGAAGTGGAACCACATGGTATGATCTGAGCGGAAATGGCAATCATGGAACAATTAATCTGGGAGAGAAGTCGAATACATGGCTTCAAAATTCTTCTAATACTTCTGATTTTTTTTATATCTCAACATCAAATTCTACAACTATTAATAATACTTTCAGTACAACTACTGGAGGATGGACAATAGAGGAATCTGTATATACATATTCAACGAATTATCCAGAGGCCGACGGCGGGTCTGTTGTAAGTGATAGTGCCTATGGTGGTGGAGCGACAGGATTTGATTGGCAACATGGTATAGGTGTAGGCTCTTTTAAAATGGGCATGTCAAGCAGTTCTGGTGGATCGTATGAAGACGAAATTATCTTTACTGTCCCTAGCCCATATAATACATTTAACACATGGCGACTTAGAACAATGGTTTGGAATAGATCAGCAAACACTTTTTCGTTTTATATAAATGGAAATTTAATAGGAACAGGAAATACAAATAATACTTCAGGAACTAGTGTTTATGATGGTGGCGGATGCTTGTTCGGAACACTATACGGATGGAAATTTTTTGGTAGACGCTCAACAATAAAAGTCTACAATTTTCCATTTACTCAAACTGAAGTATCGTCGAATTGGATTTCTTGGAAAGGAAGATACGGACTATGAGTTCTTCATCAGGACCAAACGGAGTCGCTAATGGTTTAGTTTTCTGCATGGATGCAGGAACAATCAAAAACCAAACAGTCTTTTCATCAAACTTCTATACCAATAGTGCGTTTGGTGATGGCTCTGGTATGCCTTACGAGAGTGGTAGTAATCCAACGAATGAAGTAATTGCGTTTCCTAATCCTGGAGACAGTGCGTTTGTACTAAGACAGACAGGCACTGTTGCTTATACCGAATATCAAATCAACCTTACATCACAATTAGTTGCAAGTACAGCATACTGTTTAAGTGGTTGGTATGCAGAATCTAGTGACTATAGTTGCGCAGACGGAAGCAGAATGTTTCACTGTAGGGCACATAGTAGTTCTGGCGCACACGTTGCACTTGGAATTGGTATAGGAACAGTTTTAAAAACGGTTGTTGTGAACGGCATTACTTGGAAGTATTGTTATGATCTAATCACCACACCGAGTGATTACAATAATGATTTTGCTTGGTTCGTTGGATATGGTGGTAGTGCATACACAGGATATCGATACTATACAAACTTGAAAATGGAAAGAGGAACTTTTCCCTCAATGTTGGATTTAAGTGGAAGAAATAATCATTTAATTTTAACAAATGGTTTATCATATAATTCAAACAATAGTGGAGCATTAGTTCTTGACGGAACAAATGATTTTGGATACATCACAAATGGAATGAACTTTTTGATCGGAAATTCTTGTACTTTTTCAGCTTGGGTTTATAGAACTTCCGCGCCGAATTATTGGGCGGGTATTATATCTAATAAAGTGAATGTAGAAAATGGAATATGTTTACTAATTAATCCTAGCAGTAGAATATTTTGGCAATATGATGGTGGTGTGTCTGGGGTTTACGCAATAGATGGTGGTCAAACTTTATCCACTAATGTATGGCATCATATCACAGGAGTTTATGATAATGTTGGACTGAAAACTTATTTCAACGGAGTATTAAACGCTTCTGCTAATGATGCGGGGAAATCAATAACATCTTCTGGAAATATGGATATTGCGATTGGTGCACAAAATACTTCAGGCGATAGTGCGTTTCCAGGTCGATTATCAGACGTTCGAATTTATAATAGGGCATTGACCGCATCCGAAATTTATCAAAACTATATTTCTTCTAGAAGTCGATACGGACTATAGACATTCGATCATAAATAAGTTATACTCGAAACTTTAAAGGAAACATAATGGAAGAACTTATTCAAGGTATGAAAATTGCCCTAGCAAATGCATACGCACTACAATTGAAAGCACAAAACTATCATTGGAACGTAGAAGGTCCAGACTTTGTGCAGTATCACAAGCTTTTCGGTGAACTTTATCAAGAAATTTCAGATAGTGTTGACGTTTTTGCCGAAGAAATTCGTGCCTTGGGTGCATACACACCAGGAAGTTTTTCCAGATTCACCGAGTTGTCTCAGATTGCCGACGAAATAATGGTAGCCGATGCAATGACGATGATTTCTAGAACTCTTCAAGACCTCAATACCTGCAAAGCACAACTAATTCCTCTCTTTGAACTCTCTGAGCAGAGCAAAACTTATGGCCTGAGCGACTTTATCGCCGGTCGGATCGATGCTCTATCGAAGCACATTTGGATGTTTTCGGCAACAATGAAACGTTAACCGAAAATTGTTTGACTTCTCATATAAATTATGAGAGAATTATAACAGTGCAAAGACAGCACTAATTCTTAACTTGATTTGAAACGGAGTATAATTATGGCATTCGTTAAAACCAGCATGACCCAGAACCAAACCCTCGTCACCTTCCTTCGCGGCAAGAATCGCGGCCTCACCGCACCTCAAGCCCGCGCACTCTTCGGCATCGGTAATCTCCGTGCCCGCATGAGCGAACTTCGTCAAGAAGGTTATCGCATTCGCACCGAACAAAACAAGAGCGGCCGCACCGTATACTTCATTTCCCGTCGGATGGCATGGCAATCGTGATCTAGCATCACCTGGTCTAGTATAAATACATACTAGACCATCTCATTCGGGATGGGACTAGGCTGGGCACCCTAGGTAAAACTGCCTGTCACGCCTTCGGGGTGACAATTTTTATCTCGCTGAAAAGGAGAAATCATGGAATCATATGAAGTATATGTGTGTGATGTTTGTGGTCATGAGTACGATGAAGAAAAAGAAGGTAAAAAGTGGAAAGACCTTCCTCAGTTTTGGCTCTGTCCAGACTGCGGATGCCACAAAGACGAATACGTCAAAGTTTAATCTTGCTTAAAAGGAGACTAAAATGACATATCTCAAAGATGTATTTGGCCGCGACTTGTTCAAAGATTTCGATAAACTCTATGTCGGTTTCGATGATCAATACAACCGTCTAGCAAAAATGCACGACGATTTGACCAAAGGTATTCCAAACTATCCCCCATATAACATTAAAAAAGTTGCTGAAGATCGATACATTATCGAACTTGCTGTTGCTGGATTTAGCAAGTCTGAAATTGAAATCGAACTTGTTGACGGCAAACTAGTTGTCAAGGGAACATCAAAAGATGACGCAGAAGTTGATCATTGGATTTACAAAGGCATTGCAAATCGTAACTTCACAAGAACGTTCTTACTGAACGACAACTTGGAAGTTAAAGATGCCGAGATGATTAACGGCATGCTTCGCATCTGGCTTGACATGTTCATTCCAGAACATAAAAAGCCAAAGAAAATTGCAGTCAAGGAAACTACTGCAAGCAAACCTGCTAAAGAGAAACAACTTCTAGCAGAATAAAAATAGGGGGCGCAAGCCCCCTTCTAATTTCATGGAGTTATTATGAGCGACGTTAGATTGTTCAAATTGATCACAGGTGAAGATTTTGTTGGCGTTATCAAAGACCAAGATCAAAACAATATTCACATTGAAAATCCTTGTCTTCTAGGTCTTGCCATGGCAGCCAATGGCAAGCCAGGATTGAACATGCAACCAATGCTTATGTTCTCGGAAGACAAATCAGTCAAAATCAGTCGAGACTTTATCATCTATATCGCTGGTGTTGACATCAACATTCAAAACAAGTACAATGAAATCTTCGGTGCAGGAATTGTCGTAGCAAAAAATAATCTCATTGTCTAATGAAATTTTACACTCACTTCAGTCGAGCAGGAAATTATATTCTTGAGCGTGGGTATGAGAACGGTAAACGTTTTCAAATCAGAAAAGAATATAATCCAATTCTGTTCGTGCCATCAAAGCCAGGCAAAGAGTCTGAATACAAGACTCTCTTTGGCAAATCAGTTTCGCCCATTGAACTCGGAACGATGCGAGATGCCAGCGATTTTATTCGAAAGTATGAGGGCGTAGAGAATTTCGAGATATATGGATCGACAAACTTCGCTTATGTCTATATCAATGAACAGTATCCGAATGAAGTTCCATACGACACCTCATACATTCGAATTGCCAATCTAGACATTGAGGTCGGATCAGAGAATGGCTTTCCAGAGCCATCAGTGGCGAGTGAACCAATCACTGCAATCACATTCAAGATTCAAAACAAGTTCATGGTGTTCGGCTGCGGAGACTTCACAAATCATCGTGACGATGTAGTCTACTTCAAATGCCGCGATGAGAATAGTCTCATCATGAAATTTCTTGAGACTTGGGAGATTGAATCACCAGACATTGTGACTGGCTGGAACATTCAGTTCTTTGATATTCCGTATCTGTATAATCGAATCAATCGATTGATGGGTGAGAACACTGCCAAGAGATTGTCGCCTTGGAAGATGATTGGTGAACGAACAACAACAATTCATAACAGACAACAAACTGCGTTTGATCTTGTCGGCATTGCTATTCTTGATTACATTGAGCTATACAAAAAGTTTACTTACTCTCAGCAAGAAAGCTTTAGTCTGAATCACATTGCATTTGTAGAACTTGGCGAAAAGAAACTTGATTACAGCGAGTTTGAAAATCTTCATCAGTTATATCGATTGAACTTTCAAAAGTTTATTGAGTATAACATCAAAGACGTTGAACTGGTTGGTCGTATCGATGACAAGATGAAGTTTCTTGACATGGTGTTAGCCCTTGCATATGATGCGAAAGTGAATCTCACCGATGTCTTTACACAAGTGAGAATGTGGGACACACTAACACACAATCATCTGATAAAGAAAGGCATCGTTGTACCGCAGAAAAAAGTTTCATCTAAGAATGCTCAGTATGCTGGTGCTTATGTCAAAGAACCAAAGGTCGGAATGTATGATTGGGTTGTATCATTCGATTTGAATTCTCTTTATCCGCACCTCATTATGCAATACAATGTGTCACCAGACACAATCGTTGATGGCAAGTATCAATCAGTATCAGTTGATAATTTGCTGAACAATGAATATGAGCCTGACGGCGAATATTGCATGGCAGCGAATGGACACTTCTTTCGCAAAGATGTTCAAGGCTTTCTGCCTGAGATGATGGAGCGAATGTATGAAGATCGATCAAAGTACAAAAAACTAATGATCGAATGGCAAAAGAAAAAAGAAACAGCCACAACGAAAAAAGAAAAGTTTGAAATTGAAAATCAAATTTCAAAGTATAAGAATCTTCAGTTAGCTAAGAAAGTTCAACTGAACTCAGCATATGGTGCGCTAGGCAACGAATACTTTCGTTTCTTTGACATTCGACAAGCAGAAGCAATCACACTCTCGGGTCAACTTTCTATTCGTTGGATCGAAAAGAAAATGAATCAGTATTTGAACAAGATACTGAGTACCGATGATGTCGATTATGTAATTGCATCTGATACCGATTCAATCTATCTGAATCTCGGACCGTTGGTGCAAAAGCTATACAACAAAGACACACCAAAAGAAAAGATTGTAATCTTTCTAGACAAAGTGTGTGAAGATAAGTTGCAACCGTTCATTGACAAATCGTATCAGCAATTGGCAGACTATATGAATGCCTACGATCAGAAGATGTTCATGAAGCGAGAAACGATTGCCGACACTGGCATCTGGACCGCAAAGAAGCATTACATTCTAAACGTCTGGGACAATGAGGGCGTTCGATACACTGAGCCTAAGCTTAAGA